TTTGTAATTCTTTCTTTGATGTCAAACTGATTTTGCAGCAACGTATTTTCATTATGCTGCATGTCTTTTATGTTATTTTCTAAAGCTTCAAATCTGTAATTGTGCTCTAAATGTTGCTGACAATGATGCATTAATCCACCATCCTTTACAAAAAAAATAAAGAGGGGAAATGAATCCCCTCTTTATTGACCATATTCTAATTGTATTAACTCTATACTATATGGGTTTCTAAGCTAAAGTACCCCATACATTATTAAAAGTCCTGCTCCTAAGTTATATTTATAGCATTTTCACTGTGTTTTTCTGGTGTGATAAGGACAACATCACCTGTCAGGGTTTCATAATATATTTTTCTACCAATCAGTATAAGTACCTCCTTATTTTTAATTTAGTCTTTATTCAACATATCCTTGTCCTATTGCGTATGGCACATTTGCGTTACATCTCAACTCTAATGTTGAGCCTTCACCTGCGCCTGAGCCTGAGCCATTCGCCTTTATATACAATTGTATATAATCTCCTGCAACAACTGTTATATCCCTACTAATCGTTACCGTAACTCCAGCAGCTCCGCTCTGTTCCAGTCCTTGTAACGTACCATTTTTAGTAATTTTAATGGTAAAGGCGTGTGAACTACCTCCTGGGTCCATAACGCCTACCGCCCGCAGGTTTCCCGCTCTATTGACCCTTAATTCGCAGGTCTTGTAATATACTGTTGAGTGGGAGCCAAGCCCGTTCATATCAGTGTTTGCCATTGCAAAGGTGTAATTTCCAGCTACCAAGGGAATAGGAGAATTTATATCTACTATGTTAGAACTTCCAACCACTCCAAATATATTCACGCCGCTTTTTATATTGCCTGCAATAAGCTCCGCGTCTCCAAACACATAACCGCTACCGTTATGATACCCCTCTGGTATAGCTTGATTTACCGTAGATGGTGTTATTGTTACTGCCACTCTATTGACCATAGCCCCAACTATATCCCCTGCATCTGTACTTGCCGTTTTACCAGAGAGAAGGTCAGATGCAGTTGCATTACCATAACCACCTTCACCCTGTAATATAAAATTTGTGCCATCATACCTCATGGTATAAATAATACCCATTTTCAATTTTCCTGCGGTTAAGGCATTTCCTTTGCTGTCTAGTATAGTTTTGCTTCCTAATCCATTTACACTTATTGTAGATGCTCCAGTGTTAGTAACATTTATTTTTGCGGCAATACAAACACCTGCTATATAAGATGTGAGAGCTGGACTTAAAGCTAAAGTGTATGCATTGCCTGCTCCACCGCTAGTACCATACCCAGGTTGTCGTATATAATCAGCCAAATGCGTATTAACTGAAGCTTGTGTTGCTGCATTATCCGCTTTAGTTCCCTGTGCCGCTGTCGCATATGCTGTACTAGCTGTATAGGCAGCGGAACCCAACCCAAGAATAGTTTTTATCTCAGTTAGAGTCTTTTTTACAAATACTCCTGGAGCTGAAGCTATAATAAAATCATTAACAGAAGTTGCCAGTGATTTTTTTATATATTCTGTATGAGGATCGGCAGTATTTGTGTGTTCATCTACCTTTGCCTGTGCCCCTGCCGGTGTTTCTTTCGCTGCCACTGCAGCATCAATCTTATCCATATTTGCGTTGATAAGATTAATATCATAAAAATCATTTTCTGTAGGCTTAACAAGCTGTAAATTCGTTGTTTCTGTTGACATTAATGAATCACCTCATTCCTTAATAGATAATGTGTATAATTTGATAATTGACTGTGTGTAAAATTAGAAAATGCAGAATGCTGATTGTACATCAAGCTTAGGTCAATTACTAAGTTTGCGGGCACCGTCCTGTTTAGTAAGCTCCCTACTTCTGTGAATTTGCCTCTAACGCTTAATTCGACTCTTACAATCAACTTGTATTCGTTATTTAAAAGCGCTATGGAATAGCCGCTTTCTCCACATAAGGTTTCTAGCTGCTGCTTTAACTTTGCATAGGTATATGGCAGCTGTTCGTTTAATCTTGAAATAATCCTAAATTTGCGTACATCCAAGGCATCTGTTCCTTTTGGAGAAATTTCAAGACTGCTTTCCCATCTTTTTACACCATTTTCTGTTGCATCATTTACAAACTGATCACTGAATACATCTTCTATTGCATCCCATAAGGAAGAAAGTTCAGGATTCTCAGCAGTGTTAATTGCTTTGAATTCCCGAACTTCCTTTAAGACACCCGGTAAATAATCTATAATTTTTACTTCTTTAGCCATTGATCACACCCCTTACCGGTATCATATTTGGAGCTACAATGAGATTTTCTTCAAGTCCATTAATTGATGTATTCGCAATGTCAATGATGCCCGGAACATCCAATAAATGAGTTTCTATTTGAGATACTCTAACAATGATATTGTTTGTATCTGCCCATCCCTTTTTGAGTTCCAATAAGTATTCATCAAGCTTACCTTCAACGTAAGATTTCACATCCTCCCAAATCCATCCTTCCTGGTATGTGATGTTCGCAGCAATATTGATCGCTTGCTCTGCGACACCTTCAACGGTTACAAAATGGCCTATGGGCGCTATTCCTATACCTTTGCCTTGATTGCTAATCGGGTCAATTAGAGTTTGCAAGGAATCAACCAGTTCTGCACTTGGCTTGTTATACTCGCTATTAATAACTACAAGCTTTATAGTGCCTCCACCGTTCCAAACCGGATACACCTTCAGGCCTCCAACACCTTGTAATTCATTCACCTTTTCCTTGTAGTCTGTTATATTGCCGCCAAAGGCTTGTGAATTCAAGGAGCTAAAATACCTTTTCCGAAGCTCTTCTGTAGCTTCCTCATCCTCACCGGGAACCAGAACCTCAACCAATTCCGCACTTGTTAATCCATCAATGTATTCAATAGGAATGAGCTCCCCAAGATGCTTGTTCCCTTCAGCTCCCTCCGTTTCACATTGCAGCTTGAATTCATAATCTATCATCTTTTCAGTAACAATAAAATTCAAATCATCTTGTGAAAATCTTGAGCCCATGGGTACATTCATATTAAACATACCCTTTAAAACTGCTTTTGTAGCTGCACTCGGTGTGATTCCGCGTTCCGCTGCCCGCTTCATCAAATATTCTCTGGATGCTGTATCTGCAAAGGTTTCATTTAGCAATACCTCAAGCTGTATATACATCAATTGCAGCTCTACAGCAGCAGGCGCCAAGGCATCATAAATGATTGATCCCTCTCTTTTATCTATTGTGTTTGGTACTCTGTTCAGCATCCTGTCTAAAATCATTTCATAGGTTAAATTCTCAAACATTAAATCTTGATCCTCCTTTCTGCTTGAATTTCTCCAGCGTTAGTGTGTACTGTAAAGACTACAGCAACTTCATTCTTATCCGCTAAAAAGGAAAAAGCATCGACACTTTCGATTCTTTCGTCTTGTGTTAATGCTTCTGTAATTCGCCTTTTCAATTCAGCATAAACATATTCCTTTGGTTCACCTATCAAACCAAGCAACTCAATACCATAGTTCCAAGAATAAATTTCATAGTGAAACCTTTCAGTATTTAGTATCAAATAAACGGCTTGTTTCATAGCATCAAGATGATCCGTATACCCTACTACTGTTCCCTTTTCTATGTCTAGCTTGTATGTTTTTGTTGGGTGCTCTACAATTTGAAAACCTTGTATCAAATTTAAATTTATATTTGGTATCATGCTCTCACCAGCCTATTCATAATTACATATTTTTGCCCGCCCTGCAGCTGCAAAAGAAGGACCTGCTCATCTTTTTTCAGTGAATTTTGCACAGTATAGTTTTGTGATGCCCCTCCATTGTCTAACTTTATTTCAGTACTATAATCTCTCACGTTATCAGTCAATAGCAAATGGTCTGAATCCAGTGTAAGCTTTTGCTCAATGTTAATTTTAAGCGGATTTATACTTACAACTGTTCCATACACAATAGCTGTTGGACTTGATGCTTTCACTGCATCCAATGCTGCCTTTTTTATCACTTCAATCATGTTAGACAACAAAACCACCACCTCTCAAGGTTAAGTTCATGAAATGTTCATTGTTCTTGAAAACATGCTTCACCTTTTCTACAAGCATATAGCTTAGGAGATCAACACCCTCCAAATCCTTCAAATATACAATTACACCTGATCCCCCTCTGACTCTCAGATCACCAAGAACGTTTGATATGCTCAGGTTCTTTGTCTTTTTGTTGTACAGCTTCAGCAGTGCATCTGCTTTCGCTCTTCCATTGGTCTTTTCATCAATTGTGTCAAAGTATTGCAGCAATCCCCAACAGTTAATATTACTTGAATCCTTCACAATGTATATATCATTCTTACCTGCTTCTTTGTTCGCATAAAGCAGCTTAATTTGGTTGTATGTTGAGCCTTCAATTGATGATTGATAGCTAAAGTTTTCAGCAGTGCTTCCACTAACAACGAAATCCAACCTCATGGATTCAATGCTTTTCAATGCAAGCTTCCCAAAATCGTCATAAAGCACATACATTTTATTTTTGTTTTGAAGGGTAAGGTCGAGGGCAGTCTGAATCATATCAAATAAGGTTTGATTCTTCTCAATTCTATTTGCAATTATATATTCGCTGTCTTCAATTTCTCCTGCCTGCAAATTGAAATTTGCGGCCAACTTTTTAACCAAATCACTGGCAGTCATACTATAACCAATGGTATCTTTGTTCTTTAAATACCTTAATTGATCGTATGCAACAACCGAAATAATCCTGTTCTTGTCAAAGCTTTTTGAAAAAATAAAACCATAGAACACATTTGTGTCATTGACCCGCAATCTGACTGCATTGCCTTCCTCAAAGCTGATATTGTTGTCATAAACTACATTAAAAGTAAGCTTACCCGGTGAGCCTTTTCTTTCTGTTTCCCATGTGATCCCCTCTTCAATTACTGGAATGTAAATGATATCTCCCTTTTGAATAATTAACTCAAGTTTATCCAAGCTTGATCACCTGCCCCGGATAAATGAGGTTTGGATTCTTGATGCCATTTGCTTTTGCAACTGTTGCATATTTTGAGCCATCCCCTAGCTGCTTTTTACATATTCCCCAGAGGGTATCTCCAGCTTTAACCACATAGGTTTTAGCAGGCGCCGAAGCTGGTCTCGGACTTTCTATCTTAACAGCAACAATCTGATCCGCTGTCGATGCAGTGTTGTTTATTGCAATCTTACTTGTGCCGTAATCTCTATATTGCTTTAACCTTATACTTACGCTTAAGTCAAATCCATAATCCGCACTCTCATCAATGGTATATTCCTCTAGGGATACCTTCATATCCGTATCAAACAGAAATTTCCCATCTGGAGACAATCGCGTTACCTTGAACTGAAATGGAACTTTGCTGAGCTTTAGCCGCTCAAACTCATCCAAGAAATATTTGGCTTCTTTGTACCCATCCTTATAAATTGCAAATGGATATTTCTGCTGCGGTATGATTGTATCAAAAGATATTTCTGAAAGTCCCGGGGATTTCAGAATATTAACTTCCCCTTTGTCAATCAAGGTAATGGTTTGATTTGCATTAGATATTTTCAGCTGCAGCTTTGAAGGTGTAATCGGCAACTGCAATTTATCCATAAAAAAGCTATACATTAAATATGCACTCCTTCCGCTACAGATTCCATTTCTTGATTCAGCTTTTCGCCCAAGTATGCAACAACGCCATCAAGATCCATGTCATTGTTTACAGCCATGTGATTCGTCATATCAACCTTGATTTCAGCAGTTGCAAACCTGTTTACCACTTCTTGCTCTGCCAAATCCCGCATGTAATCAAGGTTTTCATTGCTCATATCGACTGAGTCAGCCATCCGATCGGTATTTTGAGCCACTGCCGGAATATCTTCCCCTGTTTGCGGCACAGGAGGGAGGTTATACTGCATTAAATTCTTAAGATCGAATTTTGTTGATATTTCTTTGCCCCATTCATAGCCTACCTTTGCTGAGCCTTCAATTGATTTCATTTCCATTCTTTGAATAACCTTATAGCCTTCAGGCTTTTCACCCAACCAATTCTGCATTTGATTTTGCAAATTTGTTACCTTATCTGAATAATTAGTACCAAACACAGCATCAATTGCAGAAGCTATACTTTTCACTAAGTCTAGAACACTGTTTGCCAAATTTACAAACAGCATTTTAATGCTGAACACAGGATCATTAAACATATTTGCAAAGAATTCAACAAAAGAAGCCCAAAAATTCCAAATGCTCGCTACTACGTTGTAAATTATTGTACCAAGCCCCATAAATGCTCCAGCAATAAACCCTGTTGCTGAATAACTTGTACCTGCAAACTTATTTATTGCAGCAACCACCGCATAGACTATTGCTATCAATGCAATCACCGCAACTATTATCCATGCAATTGGGCAAGTAAGCATCGCTGTGTTCAAACCCAATTGTGCTGCTGTAGCTTTTATCAAACCATCCTTTTGAACCTGGGTTATAAAGCTATGAATCCCTGCAACTATGTTATAAGCTAACAGCGCTGCCACGATCCCCAAAACAATGGGAGCTATCCAACTCCAATTTTCCACAATAGCGGATGCTAAAGTAAGTGCAATTGCTGCAACTCGCTCTATAACATTTGCCATAATATTTAGGGCATTGTTTATCGCACTCGTCACCTTTACTCCACTATCTGTGCTTAGCCATTCAGCACCCATGGCTTTTAGTCTTTCCTGCATAGCAGCATACTGGTCCGTAGATTTTATCCATTCAACAAGCGCATCTTTGCCTTTTTGAAAAATCTTACTATCGCCTATTCTGCTTAATATGCTGGGTCCTTCTCGTACACTCGCTTTACTGGCCTCTTCATTGAAGGCTTTCTTTTGTTCAAGAGCACCCTTCATGCTATTTTCTATCTCATCAAATGCTTCTACAGCTTTACCTATTTGACTCGTTGCATCTTTTAAGCCCTCTATATCGAATGCATTGGCTGTAACACTACTAAGATCTTGATATTTATTAATAAGGGTATCTATTGATGTATCCATCTTTGTAAAGCGCGCCAAAATTGTATTGTGTAATTTCGCTATCATGTTGCTGTTATTTTGAACTGCACTAATAATTGTTGCCATTTTATCACCAACCTTTTCTAGGCAGATTAAAAGGTAAGTGCAAAGCGCACTTACCTTTTGCCTTTTTTCTTCATTTTATCTGCTTGTTTTTTCTCATTCTCGATTTTAATTTGTATGGAAGCAATCACAAATGCCTTTTCATGCCGATCAAGGCTTGAATATTGAGAAGGCAGCATATGCAATTTATGAAGGCAATAATACGCGATGTTCGCATCCGAATCACCTTCATTTATGAGTTTTTTGCTTCATCCACCAACTCTTCCATAGAAGTGTCAAACCCGTTCACTTCCTGCACCTTTGCAAGATAATCAGCGTATTCACCGGGTTTCAGCATTGTTTTCAGCAGTGCGTCGGCACCCATTACTCCATAACTGTTCTGAAGCTCTGCGTCATTCAAGTTAGGAAAAATTGTGCAAGCTGCTGCAAGCTTTCCTAAATATTGATTGTAATCTGTTTCCTGCGTAAACTGACCGCGTTTGCCTGGGATAGGTACTTTCTTTGTACATGCTTTTCGTATTCCTTCATCCTCTGCACTGGTTACACTCTTAATCTCCCATTCCAGAGGTTTCTTGTCCTGCCCTATAAATCTTTTGGATGCAGCATATTTAATCTTATCATCCTTAGTCGCGTTTTGAGCTAAAAAAGCGCTTAAATTACTCATTGTTCAAATTCCACCTTTCTTATTCTAACATTCCAGCAAGCATGCTAAAGGATTCAGGTACCTCAAAGTCTTCAAATGTGAAATCCATATCCTCTTCAAGATATTCTGCGTCTGCATCAAACTTCGTCAGTATTCCACCATCCATATTGCAGCCCTTTAAAATTACTGTTTGTCTTCCTACGGCAGAGTTAGGATCTTCATTTGTAATTTGAATATCAAAGTAAATATCCTTGCCTGTCTCTTTATATTGATATAACATTTCTCTAAATATTGATGTGTTGTAATGGAAGGTTGCTGATCCTGTACCCTTCCAACCAGTTGACTTGTTTCCTTTGCCGGTCTTACCTAAAATGGGCACTTCAGTTTTCGTTTTTTCTATAGATGCCTCCAGGTTAATGGCCTGCATAAAATTATATCTACTACCTTCAATTGTTACAAAGCATTCTGCAAGTGAAGCACTTACAGAGTCTCTCGCGTTCATTGTTTGCATAATTCATATCCCCTTTCTTATTGCACAATTACTGTCATATACAGCTTTGTCATTGCGTTGAGTGGAGTAACCGGATTGCTGACTACTACTGACTTCTTATCGATACCTTGTTCCACTACTACTTCAGCAGCCTTGAAATCTTCAATAGCTTGAATTCTAACCATTTCTTTATTGTACGTTACCAGTTCATTCCAAAATGCAGTTCTTCCAGATGCATTGTTCTGAACCTTGCCAAGATACTTGCTATTGAACAGCAATGCGATATCATTTGCGAATTGATCTAAAACTCTGATTACCTGGTTAGAGGAGAAATCCTGATTCTTTTCTGGTGTAACTGTAACAAATGAGTTTACATCATCAAGAACACGCGCCTCACTTCCAACCTTATGGAACATAAATTTACCTGTCTTGATGCCTTGCTCAAGCTGACTTTGTTTGAAATTTACATCAATTGTGTACTCACCATCATATTTCTTATTGGCATTGCTTCTATTAATCGCACAAGCTGCGTTTGCACCTGTTACCCAGTAAATCAAAGATGCTCCATTGACACCTGCATCTAACACTGTATTCTCAACTGAAATAATGCCTTCATAATCAGCAGCAGTTCTATAAACAACTGTTTGGAACTTGATTCCGCTTGTATCACGCATTCTCTTTGTAAATTGTACAAACAAATCGATTATACTAGCTGTAGTACTTGGGCAGCCAATTGCATTGAAGCTGTATGCTTCAATCTTATCTAGGAACAATTGATAATCCGCACCTTCAACACTGGCTTTATTTGTTCCGCCAATTAAATTCATTCCTGCTGACACAGACAAATTACCTATACCGCTAAATGTAACAAAATCATTCCCTATAAGCTCTTCTACCGTTCTAGCAAGCTGTGTTTCAACCTTTGTCGTACCAAC